GTCTGAACTCTTCAATTGTAAAGAGACAGCTTTAGCTTGGAAGGAATTGCTAATAGATCGAGATTATTCTCTTTCTACTAGATTATTCCCTTCAAGTAACGGTAATTACCGTTATTCAGTTGGACAACCTATGGGAGCTCTTTCCTCTTGGGCGATGTTAGCCTTAACACATCACGCTATAGTTCAGATTGCAGCTCAACGAATCGGTCGGTTAGACTGATTTGAAGACTATGCTCTGCTTGGCGATGATATTGTTATCGCTGACCCTTTGGTAGCTTCTGCTTACCTAAAATTGATGACTGATTTAGGAGTAGATATTAATTTATCTAAATCCTTAGTCTCAAAACGAGGTGTAGCAGAATTTGCTAAAAAATTAATAGGTCCAGATCATGATTATAGTCCATTAGGACCGAAATCATTGTTTGAATTTATTAAGTCGCCACTCTACCTCAAAGATCTTTATATACAATATAATTTACATTCTATTGTTATTGAAGATCCGTTGTTGGATAGAGAAGTTCTAGTTGATAAGATGCAATCCTTTTTAAGGGCTCCTGAAGCTTTCTCAAGTCAGAAATGACTTAGAAAACTTCAAAGCTCTTATTGAGATATTGTTTCTTATTTTGGGTTAAACCTTATATTGGATCTATCACCAAGCCTTAGGGCTTCGGCTATAGATTCGCTAGATATAAGGGATTTACAAACCTTTAATAATTCATTAAATGAATTATTAAAGAATAAAATCACCCATGGTTGATTCAAGGCATTGGAAAATGATGAAGCGACATATCGAAGATATAGAAGATTCTTATCTATCGATTGTTACACTCGCCATTTTCCGAGTACTGAGGATTTATTAAGTAATTTCTCTGATCTGTTAGCAGAATCAGCAAGTCATTACTTATGGGATTTTGACAGTTTAAGTTTAACGGATAGAATCCGTTTAGCTTATTCTGAACTTAATCGTATTTCCTGAGCCCTTGGAGAAAAGCCGAAAGCTAAACGTAATATTAAGTCAATGGAGTTATCCAGAGATTTACTAAAGCGTTTATCGCAAGACAGTCCTTATTTTACTAATGAAAGTAATCCAGAC